AGGATCAGGTAATTCATCCGATGGAGGTGAGTAATGATAATAAGTGCCCGAATTATTAAAAAAGCGAAGAAGCAAAAATGGTGTTCAGGCTGTGGAATAAGGCTATTGGATAGGCATGTGGATTTATTTGGCTATGGAGAACCAGGCGATCATCCATATACGATACATCAATGCATTGACTGTGCTACAGACTATGCAAGGATGGGGAATTCTGCGGACCAAAAGCGCCTAAAAAAAGCCTTAGGTATTAGCTCCGGCAATAGAAAATCATCGAAGTAAAAAAGGAGAAGAGGCATGGATAAGCAGCAGCATTTAGAATGGTTGAGGGGCAGACAGAACGGGGTGGGATCTTCAGACTCCCCAGTGCTTGCACTACCACCTGAAAAGGTATTCAAGAAGACTCCGGTCGATTTGTATATCAGCAAGAAACACACGATAACAATGGAGGATATTGAGGCCGAGGGAGATAACCCAAACTTCCGCAGGGGTCATACCTACGAACCGTTGGCCGCGGCAATGTACGAGGCGCAGACGGGCATCAAAGTGTACGCGCCGGAGACCGACTATGAGCGGTTCAAGGGGTTCCAGGTAAGCGACCCTGATTCGCCACTGTTCGCGGACTTCGATGGCTTCTGCGAAGACGGCTGGGTGCTGGAGATTAAGTCGCCATTGCAGCGCGTTTGCGACTCATTCAAGAGCCAGGGAATCAAGGAGTACTACATGGTTCAGTGCATGCACCTGGTTCACTGTGCCAACGTTTGCGAACTTCCTTTCCTCGGTGCTGACTCGAAGAAGTGGCTCGGTAAGATCAAGGGTGCACGCCTTGTTGTTTACGAGCCGGAGAATGTTCAGCTACAGATTGTTGAACTACCGATTGACCCCGACATGATTAAAGCCATCGTGCAGAACGCGAAGAGGTTTTGGAAGGACCACGTTCTGCCAGGTGTTCCCCCAGCGGACAAGGTATACGACCAACCCGTCACCAAGAAGGCCACCAAGGGCAAGTACAAAGAGATGACAGGGAAGGCGTGGCAGGAGGCGGTGGATGTTTTCAAGCTGGCGAAAGAGCGAGAGCTTGTTGCGAAGATGAAATTGGCTGCTGCCAAAGAGCACATCTCGCAGGTGATGAAGACAAGCGGAGACGAGGCCGTAAATGTTGGACCCCATAAGTTCCTCTATCGCGAAGTGGCCGGCAGAAAGACCTTCGACAAGAAGGCACTTCAGGCAGACTTCCCAGACCTGGATCTCAGCAAATACACCAAACAGGGCAAACCGCACGACCAGTTCAACTATTATGGGCCGAAGGAGCGACCGCAGAGTGGGGATGAGACGGTAGACAACGAAGTGATGACCATCCAGGTGGAACTCGATGAGTTTGCCGGCAAGAAGATGGATATGGAAGAAGGGATGGAAGAGTTCGACGAACTCCGCGCTCGAGCAGATCTGTATGCAGCCATGCTTGAGATGGAACTCGGAGCAATACGACTCGGGATAGAGAAAGCAGCAGAGGCAGTTACCAAAAAACTTGGATAATTTTCCCAGTAAAAACGGTATATTGTGTACCGTTTGGAAAGTTGTCCGGAATAGGTTACCAAAAGTTTACAGCTCGGGGATTACCCGAACGGAACAGGAAGAGGCAAATGGCACACCCCAATTACAGGAAGATTGAAGAATGGTTGGAGTCCGAAGGGATTCACGACATGATAAAGAGTTCGCTCCCGTCATCGATTGATACCGATGCGTGGATCAATTCGGCGAAGACTCACATTGGTTCTGACAAGGATGTACTGGAGGCGGACCCTCAGTCGACACTGGGCTCCGTTTTGGAAGCAGCCACCCTTGGTGTTAGATTCGAGGGTCCACTAGGCGAGGCTTACCTGGAGGCACGTTCATCAAAGTACAAAGACGAGCACGGCAACTGGCAGTGGCGCAAGCTGACTCAGCTACAGATTCAGTATCGAGGGCTGATGAAGCTGGCAAGGCGCGACCCTCTGGTGCGGAAGGTGGAGGCAATCATCGTTCACGAGAATGATTTTTTTGAACACCAATTGGGCTCCAATCAGTTTTTAAATCACACGTGGGACGTTCGAAAACCTCGCGGAAAAGGAGTCGCAGTTTACGCGGCACTCAGGTATCATGACGGATTCTATGACTTCGGCCAGCCATACCCGATGGACGCAATCATCAAGCACCGAGATCAGATATTAGGGGACAAAAGAATCCGCGTTGAGACCCACAGCAACGGCACCGAAAACTTCTACAAAAAATGGAATGACAATGAGCCGGAGAAATTGATGACCGCGGGACAGATTAGGAGGATTCCCTGGATCACCTACCTGCCGGCGATGGCTCAGAAGACCGCGGTACGTTGGTCGGCGAAGTTCTGGGATCTATCCCCTGATTTTGACCGCGCTGCTGGCCTGGTTGCAATGGTTGAGTCAGGTCGCGACCAGGGCTTGCTCAAGCGTGTTGAGCAGGTCGTACCGAAGGAGATGCTAGATGGTGAAGGGGAAGCGAAGCAACCCCGTGACACGGGCTCTCAGGGTACCCAGGTTGCCAGCCTGAACACCATGGGGACCTTGAAGGAGCGCATGGTTGCCGAGTCCGGTGTAGGCCAGGGGGAAATGGACGGACCTCCTCCGGAGACGGAAGAACCACCAGCGGAAAAAGTTCCGGCCGAGGAGTCCAGTGGTGAAATGTCCGAAGAGGAAAAACAGGCTGCGCTCGATTTAGAAAAGCAGGAGGCAGCAGAGTTCTTCGGAACCAGCGACAAAGGGGAAGCTACCCCAAAAGTTACTAAACCCAAATCGGGAAACAGTGGTCGCAAGGGAAACAGAAAAGTCTAATTTAAGAGGAGTTTCCCATGCGGGACTACGGCATATTGTCTGCTAAATTTTGGATTGGAGAAACCGGCAGAAAACTCCATGGAGATACTGTTTCTCAAACGCTTGCCACCTATTTAATAAGTTCTAATCATTCATCCATGACAGGGCTTTATTACTGTCCCAAAGTATACATGTCCGATGATACAGGAATACCCATAGAAGGGGTATCCAAGGCCCTTTCTAAGTTAATTAAATTGGGGTTTTGCGAATATGACGAGAAAAATAGGATTGTGTTTGTAATAAACATGGCGAGAATTCAAGTTGGAACAAAGTTGTCTATCAAAGACAAGAGACGCATAGGCATGCTTAAAGAACTTTCTCGCTTGCCATCAACACCTCTATTGGCTTCTTTTGTTAGAAAATATTCCGTGTCATACAACATAGAACCAGGTTACTTTGGCAAAATACAGGAAGCCCCTCCGATACCCCTCCGAAGCCAAGATCAGGATCAGGATCAGGATCAGGATCAAGAACAGGAAGATAGGGGTGACACCTCGGCGCAGGGTGCGCCATCGGCCCAGCAACCTCTTTCCCTTCGGGAAATTGAAGCATCAGGGGATGTGCCTTTCCCAGAACCACCTTCCGACGCAAGTCAAAGGCTTGCCGCTATTTGGAAAGCGATGCAGACTCAGGTGTTCCTTGTTGCTGGGGTTGGCGAACAGGTGATGTGGAACAATGTTAAACGGCCAGAACCGCTTGCAAAAAAACTGGATGATAGTTGCCCCAATGTCGATGTACCTGGACTCATTACGAAGCTCTCAGGTTGGACCTTTGCCAACCCGAAGAAGATGAAGAAGGATCTGGCGAGGTTCGTTTGGAATGCGGCGATGAGGGAACAGGATAACCCGAGGTCGAAGCAGCCGGTAAGCTCAGGGTACCAACATGGTAGCGACCTTGCAGCCAAGGTCAGGGGAAATGGAAGGAGGAGTGACAGATGAATAACGGAAGAGGTGGTTCGAGCCACTATTCGCAGAGGGATTCAGCCCATCGCGTTGCAGAAGGGCGAGTTCCACCATACGACCAGCAGGCCGAGGCCGCGTGCATTGGTGCGGTGCTCTTAAACAATGAGGCATTCAACATACTCCAGACCATATTGTCCGGCTCGGAGGATTTCTATGTGGAAGCCTACCGGCGAATTTACGAGGCCATCGTATCCCTGCAGAGCAGCTATGCCCCGGTGGACCACGTAACGCTTGGTGACGAACTAAAGAAGCGTGGCGATCTCGAAAAGGTTGGTGGCGGCATGGCACTCGCCAATCTCACGGACGCCGTTGCTTCCATTGCGAACGTAGAACACTACGCCAAGATTGTGAGGGACAAGGCACTCACCCGTAGGATGATTTACACGGCACAGGAAATAGTTGCCACCGGATTTACTGACATTGGCGAAGGCACCTCCGATTATCTGGCAGAATCGCGAAGGGCTATCACCCTGGCTTCCGCAACGGGCTCGAATGACGGACCGGTCAAAATAGGCTCGGCCATCATACCGGTCTTCAAAGATCTGGAAGAGGGCAAGATGCCGGACAACTTGGTCAGAACAGGTATCCACGAGATTGACGACTTGGTTGGTGGCGCGTGGCCTGGGATCTTGACGGCCATCGGTGCGCGGCCAGGGATGGGGAAATCGGCATTGTGTTTAAACATCTGCACCAATGCTGCGATACAAGACAGGCACGTGCTCTATGTTCCCACGGAAGACGATACGCGGTACCAGGTTCTGCGAGCCTTGGCCCGTTTCGCTGATGTGGATCTGAACAACCTCATGCTCAGAGAGGTACCCAATGATGCGTGGCCTAGGCTCATTCAGGGAGCGAACCAAATATCAAAGTTGCCGCTATGGGTCGACGACACACCAGGACTATCCTCCGAGCGGATTGCTCAGGTTGCCGCGCTTCATAAACAGGTACACGGGCTCGACCTTTTGGTAGTGGACCACCTGGGCGAGCTCACCGACAAGGGAAACTCCCCAACGGAGATTACTGAAAACGCAGCCAAGGGTTTGCGCGATATTGCGAAGGAGCTTGACATTCCAGTGATTCTGGCAACGCAGTTGAATCGCGAAGTGGAGCGCCGACAGGACAAGCGGCCTACGCTGCACGACCTCAGGCAGAGCGGAGCCATAGAACAAGTTGCTCGAGTAGTGTGGTTTCTTTATCGGCGCGGATACTATCACCAAGATTGCGAGGACGATCCTGATACTCAGCTCATCGTTTCCAAATCTTCGCATGGCAAGACGGGCATGATTAAGCTATGGTCCGATCTGTCCAGGATGTTCATTCGAGCTTGGGATATTTACACTGACGGACCATTCCCCGAAGAGGGTTCCGGCAAGTACGAGCAGCCTCATCAGATGTACGCACAGACCCAAAAACAGAACGACATGCAAAAAGGTTTTTTCAATAACACTGGCCCACCATCTCAGGTGGCTGAAAGAAACGGCAAGGGAAGTGGCCCTGCCGAATACTAGGAGAAACAGCTAATGGCAAATGACAAGAAGACGAACGAAGGGAAGAACGGAATTCCAACAGAGGAAACCAAGATACTCACCTGCCAGTGCGGTTCCACCGCGTTTGATGTTAAGAAGAGGACGGCCACCTCGGTAAGTTTGAGTTGTGCCAAATGCGGGCTCAAATGTTCCGTGAAGGGCAACATTGCCACAGTGCGTGTTCGCCAACAGGAGATTGCGTACGCGATTCAGAACACAGTGGTGGCACCAGACCCCGGCGCGGCCACTGGGGGATCTTCAGGCAAGGGTGGGGGAGGACGTGGTGGCACTGCACAGGCTCCTGACAAATACGGCATGTGGAAAGTCCGCCTAGCAAAGAACACCATTGAAACCGTTGTGCGGAAGGCGTTCGAGTGTATTCGGATTCAGAACTGTAGTGATGACAAGTTCCGCGAGCAAACCTGGCAGGGGCACGCGCTGGAATTCATCTGCGCCGATTACCTCAGTGGTTGTCCCCACGAAGTACTACAGATCTTCGACGCCATGGAGGCAGCGGAAGAAGACATGGTAAAACTCGCAGAGAAGGACGGCAAGAAGGAGCCCACGGCCAGGAAGATTAGAGATCTCCGAGCGAAGGTCAGGGACAAGCTGGCGAAGGAGAGCGGCATTTTGCCAGCGGACTTCTTCGGCAGCGACGATGACCGCCAGATGGACCTCCCCGAAGGCGACACCGAAGAGGAGCAGCCAGAGGGTGAAGAACAGCTACAATGCCCCGAGTGTAATGCGACGGTGACCACAGACGATGAGCAATGTCCTGGGTGTGGTGTAGCGTTCGGAACAGAAGAGAGCGAAGATGACGGTACCGAGGAAGATGGAGAAGGGGAATTCAAACCTGTGCCAGATGGGGGTAGATTACTGAAGTCGGTTCGGGCCACCCTGTCCACATACCTCGAGGAGGCAACGGGCGCAGAGGTGGATGAGGATGGCCTTCCCGAGTATCTCGTAAGCGACGGTCCTACGCCTTCCCAAGAGCTTGTTGAGAAGTGGACATCCGGAGGCGGATACCTGGTCAGGATACTGGGCGACGAGCGGACAATCGGAGGCGATGAAACACGGGCAGCGGTATGCGCCTGGGTAGCAGCGGAACCGGCCGAGCTCGCTCTCGACTTCGGGCTTGAGTATGATGATGCCACCGATGACATCCTTGGTGATGGTGTTGTAGAAGTTGTGGAATTACTACCACCGGACTACGACGAAATTGACCAATGGCCGCAGCCCCACTTTGCTGACAGAAGGGAGACAGTATGAACGACGAAAGAACAAAACAGGAACAAGCACAAGAGCAGGAGGTGCCGAAGGCAATTCCGATGGAGGAACAGATCCGAACACGAATCATTCTTTCCATTCAGGACGACATCGACCGGCTCGAAGGTTATGCTGCCAGGATGAAACGTATGCCCGACGGTCAGGGTTCGCGTTCTTACTGTCAAGCGATTGAGTCAATCGCAGCCATCAAAGTCAAGGCGGAAACCTCCTTGATACAGATCGAGATGGCGGCGAAGACTGCGGCAGTTGCGGCACAGATCGGCAACATGGTTAGAGGTCAGAAGGGGGCAGGGACTCCTGGAGAAAAAACTCCTGGGCCCAATATAAGAGACCTGGCGAACAAGGTGGCCAGCCCTGGTGCCCCTGCAAAGTCGCAAAAAACAGACTAGTTGTGGTATGATTCACAACAACTAAGGAGAAATCCTATGGCAATAAAGAAGCGAATATCGCTAACGGGTCAGCCTTTCAATGGTGACAATGCGCTTGTGATTGACGGTGTGGCTTTTGATATTGGTACGCGAGTTATCAAATGGTGGGAGGCTGAGGGGTTCAGTCAGTACGGCACCAAAAGGGTTGTCGTTAAAACTGAGGATATGGACACGGGGAAGGTGAAGACGAGGACCATTCAGGGCAAGCGGTACAAGAAGAGGAAGAGGGGAATATTCGGAGTTAGCCAGATCCTAATTCACCACTCGGGGGCAGATCGCGAGAGCCCCAAAATAATGCACGACGTACTTCACAACCAGCGCGGACTGTCGGTTCAGTTTGCCCATGAGGATGATGGCAGGATCTATCAATTCCTCGATGCTGTCGAAGCGGCCAAGCATGCTGGTAGCCACAACCAGATCAGTATCGGCACTGAGTGTTGCCTTTATCCTTTGGCGGCTAAGAGACCCAACTATTACTCAGCAGCCAATCGAAAGCGGACAGGTAACTTGCCGCACAAAAAGAAGGTGGAGATACTACAGGGTTCTAAAATGAAAGTCTTTTGTTTTCCGGACGCCCAGGTGGAGGCAGTGGCCAGATGGGCTGCGGGGCTCTGGTTCGCTCTGTGCTATCTCAGAAACAAAGACCGTCTCAACGAGATTGGGCCCGCCGATGAGCTTGAAACAATGTTCTGCGATGCTCCCAGGTTCCCGCGCAATGCTAAGAAAGAAATTCCCAAGAAGATAATTAAGAATGCAAAGGAACACATTGGTCTTATAGGGCATCTTCATTGTTCACCCAGAAAAATAGATCCTGCTGGTTTCCCATGGAACTTTGCTGAACAGGCTACCCATGATTACTTTTGGGAGTTTTCGAAAAACTACTCTGAAAGAAGGAGGGTAATATGAAAAATCTAATTGCACTGGTATTGGTGGCCGTCGCAATGTCTGTATTGGGCTCGGCGTTTGTTTCAGACAGAAACGTCGAAGCCAAAGAAAAACCTTGGCTGGAGAGATCTCCCGACAATGCCGCTCCCGAAGTTGTTTACGAACACTGCTGCAGTTGTGACGACGAGGAACAGAACGGATGCGAGGAGGTAGTAGAACAGGCAGACAAGGCAGAGTTCGAAATGAGTCAGGACAGGATGGTCCAGGAGGTTGAGCTTCTCTGGGACCTATGGTTTGACGACGAAGGTGCGAGCCCATCCGATTCTCGGCGTAGCAATTTTACAGAGTTTGCCGAGTACTTGGTCGATGCGGTCATAATGTATCAGCAGACACCTACCGACATCGGCGGCCAGCTACCTGGGCACAAAGATGACCACCTGCTGGTCGCGTATATTGTGGCCAAGGAATCATCCCTGATCCCAGATATTGTCAATACGGACAGCAATGGACTCGGGGAAGTTTGCCTCATGCAACTACACGGCAAAGCCCTTGCTGGGTATTCGAAGGAAAAGGTCAGGAACAACCCCCGTCTTTGCCTGTTGTTGGGAACGCGGTGGCTCACATCCCATATTCCTAAATGCAAGGAATCGGGGAGAATATTCGACGACCAAATCGAATGGGAGGTCGCAGATTGGATTGGGCCACTGTCCGTCTACGGGGGGGGGGAGCAGAGGGCCATCAAAAAGGACGGAACCTGCGCACAGTTTCAGTCCAAGAAAAAAATAGTAAACAAAGTACGAATGTTCCGCTCCAGAATCGATCACAAGATGCAATACTGGGAGGAATAATGTCCGCGGAATTGATAACAAAAATCGACAGGCTCCTTGAGCATGCACGTCCTGGTGGGTTGGCGCACAAAAGGTTACTAAAGTACCGCAACCAACTCACACGGAACGTGATGCTCGGTCCGTCGGTCATGAACTATATACGCCAGCTCGCGTACAAAGCTGATGACATCAGCATTGAGTGCAGGTTCCTGACCGAACTAGGGAAGTGTCGCAAAAACAAGCTGGCGTGCACCCACGTAGATGACAACCGCGAATGCGGAATGTACAAAAAAAACCGCCCTCAAATGCAGGGCAATCCCATTGGGAGGGTTCAATGAAAGAAGAAGCTATACTCGGACTTTACCGGCATGAGAATGACCGGAGCAGCAAAAGTGGCAAATCGCGCTTGGTTAAAAAGGTAGCGCTCGGGGTGGAAAAGAAAGAGCTGCTTCGAACTCGAAGCTGGAAAGAGACGGTCATCGCCAAGATCAAGGAGGAGGGCTACGACGTTCTTTCTGTTAGCGTGGCTCACGGTTCCGATGCCGATCTCGATGTCAACATTGTGGTGTCTGTAACCAGGAAGCCACCCAGGTTTGGCGAACGCAAGGCGGCCACGGTTGGCAAGCGCTCAGTGCAAGACGGGCCCGTAAAGACGGGCAAAACAATGGCACACAAGAGGCGGCAAGAACAGGCTGCCAGGGGTAAACGATGAGCGACTGGGTGAAGATGTTCGGTTCTCCGGACGTGCCCTACAATTTCCCGTTGGACTTAGAAGGCGGTGAGACCTACGCAGCCAAGCCACCTTATCCAGATCTGAAAGTGGAGCACGCGGAGATTCTTTACCCTCGCAGGATCATGATCCAGCAGGTTGAACTCGTTGCCAGTGCGGCAGAGCGAGACAGGGAAGAAGACATCCGGCTTACCCGAGTGGTTCTGGAAACAGAAGCGGGGGAGCAGATTGAGTTGAGCCGGAATGCCATTCCATTGAAGGATGTTGGTGACCGAATCATAGACATGTCCGTTTGCGATGCGTGCGGAGGTGATATACCGGAGGGCCAAGTCGAAGTAATAGATGACAAGGCATATCACCTACGATGTGTACAGAGGAAAAAACCCGATGAAGATATTCGCGATCTGTTTAATGATAGGGACAGCACTCGTGACACTCGTTCTTCTAGTGGAGGCGCTGGTTCAAACGTCACGGAAGGAACGGGGAAAGAAGCCCATGGAATTGCACCGGAGGCTGCGCCGCAAACGGTGAGCAAATTCAGGGGCAAGAAGGGGAACCCGACGCACATGGTGACCATCGCCAAAATCGGCGACGACAAATATCTGACTACGCTTTGGGCCAAGGAACATAACGGCGTGAGCGGCACCAGTGTTGGCAAGTGGGGGGCAGGGTTGTTTCCAAATCAACTGCCCCGTGATTCTGACGTTGGGTATATCGCCGAGAAATTCTTTTTAGGAGCGGACCTGGCCACAAGGAGCGACCTCCGTGTTTGGAACAAACTGTACATGGATGCGTTTAGAGAAATCCGCGAATAGCTCACGGAGAGAGGATAAGACATGGCTACAAAGGACGACATTATAACCGCAATACAATCGGTGGCCGACGCATCTGGCAGTGGCAACATCAGAATCTCGCTTGGTGCTCCTGGGAGTCACGTGGCGGATAGCGCGGGCAAGAGTAAACCAACCGGAGCGGCTTGGGTGCCAGAGCCTAAAACGTGGCCCGTGGTTGTTGAAGGGTTAGCTGATTGGCTGGACGGCCAAGGCATCGGGGAGATTGCAGCAATAAAAAGTAAAGTAAATGAGCTGATTGCCGGATACAACCAGTTGCGAACCGACTACAACAGTGGCACGGTTCCGACCACTGCTAGCTCGGTGACTCCGCTACCATGATGTTTCCAAAGTCAAAACCGTTTCGCTCCAAAGAGCTGTTGAAGTTCGCCCACGAGGAGATGTCACCAGCTCCTTGCTGTGTTTGCAGGGAAAGGCAATGGACCCAGCTTCACCACTTCGGTGATGACGGGGGAAAAGGTTTGAAGCCTTCGGATAATGAAGTCGCAAGAACTTGCCAACGCTGTCACCAACGGTATGATTTTAAACGGTTGGCGCTCATTAAAAAGGGGACACCCGAGTACCTGAATGTGCTGGAGTCCTACCAGAATGACGCGCTGAAAATAAACCGCGCATACATTGAGAAGCTCGAGAAGGCCAAGCTCTTGAGCTTGCCGGCATCACGGTGTTCCGAATGTGGACAGCATGTGGAGCCGATCAATGGCTGCGCCTTGGAAAAGTTAAACCTGTGGCTCGCCACAGAGGGCCCAGGACTTGGGCCGGATGAGCAAAGAGACTGGCTTCTCGCGTGGGCAGATCGCCGCGCTGCAGAAATAGTGGAAGCCTACTTGGAAGGGGTTGAAGATGAAGATCATTTACGAGCCAAAGGGGAAGGCGCTTGAGTACGCCCCGTTAGCGGCAAATATTTACAAAGGGTGTTCTCATGGCTGCACCTATTGTTACGCGCCAAACGTGTTGTATTGCCACCGGGCTACATTTCATGAAGATGTGACGGTCAGAGAGGGGGCAATCGAACAACTGAAAAAAGATGTGGCGAAGCTGAAAGGCGACAATCGACGCGTGCTCATGAGTTTTACCACTGATCCATACCAGCACGCGGATGTCGATCTAGGTATCACCAGGGAGGCAATACAGATCATCAAGGATGGAGGTCTTAATGTTGAGATCCTGACCAAGGGGGGCCTTCGGGCCGTCCGCGATCTAGATCTTCTAAGTGAAGGCGACTGTCTGGCGGTGACGCTGACCTTGCTTAACTACGTTGACCTCACAGTTTGGGAACCAGCGTCAGCTCCAGCGTGGGAGAGAATAGAGTCCTTGAAAATTGCCAAGGAAAAGTTTGGCATCACCACCTGGGCCAGCATGGAGCCGGTCATTTTTCCTGAGCAGACGCTCGAGCTAATAAAAATGTCTGCCCCCTTTGTTGATCTCTTCAAGGTTGGAAAGTTGAACTATCATCCTCGAGCAAAGGAGATTGACTGGTACAAATTCGGACACGACGCGGTAGATCTTCTCGATAAACTCGGGAAGGAATACTACCTCAAGATGGATCTCCGTGGTTGCATGGAGATCGAGAAAGGAAAACAAGATGACAAACGAACAGCGGATTAAAATGGCAAAAGGCTTTGAAAAGGGTCACTTTAGTAGCAAGAAGTTTGTAGCCTTTTTGCTGATGGAATTTCTCTTGTGCGGCATGGCAATCACGGCGCTGATTACCCAGAAGGATCTCGGCTGGCCACTGGCCGCATTCATGACTGGTGTCGTCGTTACGATGGGTAGTATTGCCATGGTGTTCAACGGATACCAGGCCAAGCTGGACATGTATGTGCGCGGCATGGCACTGACGGGTGAGGCACCCCGGAGCCTGATGGAAAAGCTGTTTGGTGCCAACCCGAAGGGGACAGGTGGGGGAACTCTTGAAGATGAAGAGGAGGAGATCTGATGCTTATCTCCCCTCCCAAAACAGTGGTAATTGCGACACTGAAAACAGTTATGCCCTATGTGCTGGTGGCCTTTGCCAGCATAGTGATCTCAACACTACTGGCCAGAAAGTGTTCGCATGTTGCCGATAACCCGGACTACCTGGAAGAAGCCAGGAATCAAATACTCGAATCCGTCCGCAAGGAACGCGAGGCGAATGACCTTCGCATCCAAATGTTGGAGGAGGGTTTCAACCAACTCCAGTTCCAGGTGGACATAATAGACTCCGAGATCATGGAGAGCGCGGAAGAAAGAGAGGAGATACACGATGCGATTAATAACGCTTCTTCGATTGACGACATTGATAGGATTCTTAAACGCGGTATCCCTTACCGCACTGGCGGAAGAAAGGGTAACTGAGAGTGTAGATGTAGTCAAGTCGGGGACCCACGTGGTTACTTGGGGAGGTGACGAGGCGGACGAAGTCCCTGAGGAAGTGCAAGGTCGCGTCATACCCGAAGAGATGTTGGAGGTTCCACCGGGCATGATACTCAGGCCACGCGATGAGGACAACCGGAGAACAGTGTTCCGTCCGGAGCAGGAGTACAAATGTTTCCCTGCCCCCGAGTGGGGCCAGATGGGAAATCTCATCACGGACTACCGGTGGCTCTGGTATTACGGTATGCTAATGAAGTCTAAGGTTGAGAGACTGGAGCTGCAGATCGCAAACCTTCAGGAACAAGTGGCCACCTGGAAGCACAACACGGAGAACGCGGAGCGCGGCCTCGCGGACATGACTGGGTTGCTGAACAAGGAACATGGGTACCGCTTGAAACTAGTAAAGCGGGAACGTCTTGAGCTTGTCATGTGGCGCGTCGGAACAATCGGTGCGCTCATCGCTACTGCCGCGTTCGCCGCGGCCTGGGGAGTTGAACGAGCAAAATGAAATACTGGCAGAGAATAGAAGAGAAGCTGGGTCGGGATGGGGTTCGGACTATAATCTCAAAGCTGATAATCAAAGACAGCGATCGCGACCACGATCTGTACATAAAGGTGGGTTGGTGGCGCGGGAGGCCGGTACATGTGGACATAACTCTTGGCATGGACAACAAGGCAAACACCAACAATGACACACTGGATGTCCACAGTTCAGCGCTCCCGATGATCATTGATCTGAGGCGGAGAATTCTGGACAACTCACGAGCCTACCTGGAATTGGTCTGCCGAGAAGCTTCGTTGCTCTTGTCTTCGCGGCGATGTTCCCTGCTGGAGCTCGCCGACCTGTGGCGCGTCACAGAGATGGAACCGCGAGGGCGATGTCCAAAAGTTAAGGATGAACTGGGTGACCGAGTACATGGCCCACTGGATGCAGCAGCCAAACTATTCCAGATCAAAAGAGAGGATTGGGAAAAGCAGATGGCACATGAATACAAAGAGGAAGAGATTGAACGGATGCTCTCCGATTGCAAGGAGGCTATTGATGATAGGTCGGATGAGTTCACCGAGTTTGAGGTAAACTTCATCGAATCTCTTGACGCCGAGAACGAGACAACACACCTTAGTGAGAGACAGATCTCCAAGCTGGAACAGATCTGGGAGGAACGCAATTGTGGATGATTGGCCCAAAAATTTCGCTGAAGTTACCGCAGGCGACATACCCGATTGCATTACCGGTAAATTCGAAGTCGGTCTTAGTCCGTGGACGGTCCAATGTGAGGGGATAGACGTTTGCCGCTATAAAGATGGTGTCCTGGTTGCGATTGCTTGCGACCATCCCAGTCACGGATGCCATCCGAAATTCAAGGCTAAATACGAGCGCTTCCGCAAGGCCATGGCGAAACTGAGAGAGAAATCACCGAGCATTTCGGGACCGTGCCCCAAGTGTGATGGCGAAGGTTGGCTGGCCCCGAATTCACCCGAAGCTCGGCACACTGTACTGCTGTCTATGGCGGTAGGGATGTGGCGCGGGATTGCGTTCCCTGGGAAGGACTTGTCCTTAGAGGAACTTGGTGTTACCATAAGAGCGTTTCTTTCGGGTGCCGAACCCGGAGATGCCTCTTCCGGCCCGACCGAGGTGGCTGCCTTTGGTCGGGCCAAATTAATTCCATCAGCCGACGGAACAGGCACAAAAAAGAACAAAGGAGCAGGCAATGGCTAGTGAAGTCAAGGTGCAGATTAAGTGTGCGAATGAAGGTTTGGTAGTGGGAACCATTGAAGTCCCAGAGGCGACAAACAAAAAGGGATTTCTACTTAGCTCCAGGTTTATCTGGAATGGTTTCCAGCCGGTTACAGAGGAATACAGGTTACCGCGTAAGATGTCCGGCGACGGGCACTTGCTACGGTGTCCTCGATGCAGAGGGATGTTGTGTGTTTCAGGTGAGAACAAAACCTCGAAGGCCGAAACAGACGAAGTCAAACAGGCCAGGGAGGAAACCCGCCAACGAATCATCGACAAGGCAAAGGCAGAAGGGGAAACACACGAGTTCGTTACCGCTCGCGGAATTGACCCAAGCCTGGTTCCGATCACATTGGGCAAGACGCGAATAGCGGCTAAACAATGACGGGCGAGAATGGACAGGAGGACGTCATGACCAGCGAGGAATTGGCGGCAGAAAATCAAAGGCTCAACCAGGAGCTTCGGGGAGCACTGGAAGAGGTAGAGAGACTGAAGGCAGAGGTTTCCTCGGTAATCTCTGGACGTAACCAAGTGGTTACCGAGCTGAGCGAGGAGATCTCTAGGCTAACTCATGCTGAGAAGTCTGACGAAGAAGCAAGGTTCCTATTTGAAATCCCTGGAGCGGTTCATCTCGAGCTGCAAGGGGAAGCTCTATTTGTTTTCCTCCAGTCCTTCGCCAGGAAGGAAAGCTAATGGCGAGTTCTGAAACTCAAAAGCGTGATGTGAGAAATGTTGGCAAACAATGGGGAGTTACAAAGGTTCCGAGGGAATCCGATGAAAGTTATTGGGCACGGATAACTGCCGTGATGAGCGGGAAGCCACAGCCGGAGCCGGTGCTGGTACAGTCCAGACCGAAGCGCTGGTGGCTCACCTTTATCTGGACCTGGCAGGCCGACCTGATTACCTTTCTCATCGTTCTGTTACTGCGTGCCCTTTGGGGATGTGCACTATTCTGGCGCGACGGTCTTTGGGTAGAGCTCAAGTATCGTTGCTGGCCAGTGCTTACCTGGTACAAAAGGTACGGAGGCACCACGTTCCTCCACGGAGGGATGCTCCGGTTCGGTCGTAAGGCGTTGCCTCACGAGTTGCACCACGTAGAGCAGGGAGAGGCCAGGATGCTTGCTGGTTTTATTCTCGGGCTCGTATCGGCGGTCATCGCACTGCACTCAGGATCATCAATCATGCACTGCATCTTTGCACTTGAAGTGCCGTGGTTGGGCTCATGGCTCGTTGGGTATTTTGCAAGTTTGGCCCAGGCGTATCTGCGCGGCGAAGACCCGTACAGGGGAAGTCACCTGGAAGAAGCAGCGTACGCTCTCACCGAAGATGAACAAGAAGAGCATCTCTAAGTAGGACATCCCCCCAGTTGAGAAAATTTTATTGTCACGACAGCGTAATTGGGTAAAGCTATTTTTGTAACCGTTCCTTGGTGGAGCAGTGAACCCGGCTGGCGCAGCCACCATTAATTGGGCCAGCAAAGAGGCACAGAAGCTCCCCCACAGAATGGAAAAGCTAGAACGGGCCAGTGGCCTTTACCTGGCGGACCCTTCGCCAATAAGGAGAACTAAATGTCAGGATTGAATGAAGCAACATTGATAGGTAGGCTCGGGAAAGATCCGGAGCTTTCTTATACGCAGAGTGGAGCGGCAAAATGCAAATTCTCGCTCGCCACCTCAGAGAAGTACGCAGACAGGAGCGGTGACGTGAAGGAGGAGACCGAGTGGCATAATATCATTGTGTGGGGGAAGCAGGCAGAGAACTGCGACAAGTACCTCAGTAAAGGTGCTCTTATCTGTGTCAAGGGCAAGATTCAAACGCGCAGTTGGGATGACCAGCAGAGCGGCCAGAAGAAGTACATCACCGAAATAAAGGCATTCAAAGTCATCTTCATTGATACGCGCTCAGGGGCCTCGTCAGGAGGCGGCCAAGGGGGAGGCGGCCAGGGTGGCCGGAACCGCGATGGAGGAGGACAGGGAGGCGGACAGCCTCCACAGGATGGCGCTAGTGGTTATGGCCCACAAGGGGACGACATCCCGTTCTAAGGAGGTACCCATGTTGAATCGGAAAGGCAGGCCTATAACCCTTACGGACACACTATTCGAGCTCGGCTATGAGCACAGGACCTGGGGTAAGGGTCATGGCCGCCATGAGGTACTGAAGATTGGTCCTGAGCTTAATGCTCAGATCGGCGAAACTGTTATCTGGGAAGATGGAGAAACGGGTGAGGTTGAGATCGTGGCGATAGAGTTCACTCTTCGCGCCGAACTTTATGAGGATGAGCAGTTCGTTGTCACTAACCGAGCAGAATGCAACGAGGTTGTTCAGCGCGTGAAGAGGGAGGCTATTGAAAAGAAGATGCGGTGGACCTACCGGTATGGATTCAAAACCAAAGACGGACTCCGGTATCTTTATGACCACGAGATTGTAGAAGGTAACAGGGTTGTGTTCACTGGCCGAGCACACGAGGTTTGGGATTGGCTCCGGGGTACCGGAAAGTTGGAGGATTAGAGTAAATGGATAATCAGCAGCCAGAGCCCAAGTTTGAAGCGATGAAAGAGAAAGGTTGGGCCATTGAATATCTTCTGGGAGGGGATAAGATTTTCGGCACTGGAAGACTCGAATGGTGGATGGATGTAATTGGTGCCGGCGAGTTGCCCGACACGCCAATACCACACATTGAGTTCCAGCATGGCGCGAGCAATCGATTAAGGGAGGGCTTGCCTGTTATACCCAAGACAAGAGGGAAGAAAACGGGACCACCCTTGACGGCATCTGGTGCCAGAAAACACCTCGAGGATTTGGTGAGCAGGATGGGTGGCGGATGGGATGCCCTGAGCTATTTAATCGAGTGGCTCTCCTGGAGCCTGGGTGTTGGCTGCACTGAGGAATTTCCTGAACCTCGTTATGAACAGAAGTGGCACGAATACCTATATGTCAACTTTGAGTTGGGTCGCCTTCAGGCAGCCGACAGTGACGTTTTCGGGGGGATACTTTCCGAGCGCCATGGTGCTGGTTGGAACCCGCATGCCTTCTACCCGACACCCCACAGCATTTGCAATATGATGGTCAGGATGACCGTTGATCCGGAATCAAAAGTACTGCCTGATGGTCGGGATGCGAGAATGATGTCCGTATGTGATCCGTGTGTTGGGACTGGCAGGATGCTCCTGGAAGCCAGCAATTATTCGGTGAATCTTTCAGGTATGGACGTTGATAGAATGATGGTGAATGCGTGTTGCATTAATATGGCACTCTTCGCTCCGTGGGCAGTCTACATGACACCAATTGGCCGTAGCATTCTAGATCGTCCTTCCATAAGCCAGGGGGATTTGCTGGTACAAAACATGAATGAGGCCAGGATTTTGGAGGGGCATCCACCCGCAATATCCAAGGGGGAGGAATACACGTTCAACCGCCATGGGCAGGGAGATCTGTTCAGCGTACTAAACAAGGAGAAAAACAAATAATGGCTAGGAAGGAACATGACAATTACGGGACTCACCTGGGGCTCGCTCGGTGGGCAGTAAAACACGCGATGCAAATGGCGCTCCTACCCCAGGCTCCAGACAAGGGCAACATGCTTGAGCCGTGCTGTGGGGACGATGCCCCGTTTGCTCGGGCAGCCGCGGAGTTCGGGATGAACCCCTTCGGTTTTGATGTTCGGGATGTGGACCCTCCGGTCTGGCGAGATTACGAGGGACCAGGCTACTGCATGCCTAACCATGACATCAAGGAAGTAAAACGTCAGGATCTCTTTGACGTGATAGCGACCAATCCACCGTTCATTATTGGTGAGCAGGTCGTCAGAAGATCTCTAGACATGTTGGCCCCTCACGGCGTGGCGGTATTCCTGACGAAGGTGGCCTTCCTTGGCACACAAGAGCGCTCGAAGCTATTCATGGAGCGGCCACCGGCACAGGTCTGGATCTTGAGGGCTCGTCCTTCATTTACCGGAGACGGGCAAACCAATATTGCCCAGGAGTACGCCTTCACATTTTGGAACGGTCACGGAACTGACGACGTGCTCCACTCTATGGGATTCAGGCAAACGCACCTCCATTGGCTCAACAGCGGATATATCATGGGGAACAAAAAGAAGAAGAGAGTGCGAGTAGCGAAGGAGAAAACTGATGGGCAAAAAAATAAAAGCTAGAGCAGTAGCTTTCGTGATTTCCGAGTACAAGGAAGGCAGGAGGCACTTCAATGTTTTTGGTGGCGGCGGAGATGTTCATACCTTCGATGAGTTGGCCGCATTCCAGGAGGCGCTGCGCAGAAATCTTCAATTGCTGGACCGGCTCGCAGAGTTGATTGAAAACTCTGAATGGAACAGCGACTTCCGCCAGGTTTTGGTGGACGAGCTGCTCATTGATGAAAGTGGGATCATTCACGAGGGTGAATTCGAAACAGAGGAGGTGAACCACAAAACAAAATGACACTTTTGTTGCTTAGTTGATGACACCAGAACGGACACTAATGTTCGTCGGTCATCGGGGAGCTGACTCGAAGGGAGTGCGCAAGACGATGAGATATTTCACACAGCAAAAACGCGGCATAGGCGTTATGTTTTGCGTGCCGGTTCGACTCCGGCAGCTTCTCCCAGTGAACGGAGAAAACCCATGGGTATGACACAGAAAGAAATCGATGACGCGGTGGCCAAGGACCGCGCAGTTGTGGTCAGCAAGCTCGATGACTTTCACCAGATTAGATGGCTGCCTAGCTTCAGGTACGACGGCAAGGATGCGCTGTCTCGGATAGCCGACCACATCAATGCAGGCACCATTTCCGAGCTGTCCATCAACCTGATTGAGGGAGGCATTCAGATCATAGCGTTTCATCACAACACGGGTATCCCCTCGGGCAAAGATCTCCTTTACCCGTTCACAGTAGGGGAATTTGAAGACGCACTCGACAAACTGGACGAAGAGTGTGCGGAACCACCAATGGAGGTAGAGAACTAATGAGCCGGAGAAAAATAAAACCAGAGGGCAAGCGGCGACCGAAGAAGGTGCGTGGTCACAAGCAGCATAGGAACGTTCAGCACAATCAGCGTTTGCATACCCAGCGCCAATTACAGCAGGCTGCCTACATACTCGGATTGACAAAGGTGGACAGGGAAACAGGGGAGAAGTACACGCTCGCACGCCTCACACTGAAGGAGAACGGCGATATTGAAGAATACAGGGAAGGGCTCTCGGTTGCGGTCCAGGAGGTGGAGGCGACGCATCCGGCTCAGGCCGAGGCCATCCGAGCCTACGTTCAAAAGTGGGTAGACGAAGAGCGCGTCATAGCTGTGCCACTACAGAAGGGGGCCAAGCCCGGATGCCGAGTGTACCAGGGAGAGAACGCACGCGTGGTGGTTATCCGGCAGGACGATCCTGAAGTGATGTAATGACCGACTCGCAAAGAAAAAGATTTGCAGCGCTACAGAGGTTGGTGGACCACCCCGACACGCCAGAGCACGAGCGCGAAAATGCCAGGGCCCGAATCGCCGAGATGAAGGAGAAGTACGGCGAGGAAGTGGAACAACAAAAGACCCCGTTTGGTATTCCTTACCCTGACCCAAGGGGGGGTCCATTCGGTACTTCGATGGCAGACATTCTCAGGGATATGGCGGAACAGATGGGGGTAGACGTTGGGGACGTTTTTACCAACTCTTCTCGCGCTCAATACCGGGAACGCACCCGCAGACGATGGCCAGAAAACTACTCACCGTACCATGAGTATGGAACGGGGGATATTCCTAAGCGACCATTTGTAAACACTGAAAACCCATTTGAAGAAGATGGGCACTTCACTGGACGCCGACTGAGTGACTTCGTCAGGTTTGTGGTCAGGAAATGGGAAAACCAAACGCCAGAAGAACCAGGGCCATATGGCCGAGTGAGTCATGTAACGGGTGGCACAGATGCGGACCATGGCAATGCTGTATTCAATTGGCGCTGCGGTGAATGTGGAGAGAAGGTCAGTCGTACGGTTAGTTGGAAGAAGGCTGGTTACGCGAGGAAAGAACCAGCGGCCATGGACCAGCTCCTCAAGGAACTGTTTACAATTTGGAACGGGCATTCTGATAACAAATGTCCCCGATGTAGCAGGTTCACGGAAGTAAACGATCCCAGTTGGAAAGGCCAGTGGAAGAGATGGTGCGAGGGTAAATTCCCAGGCAGGTTCGGTCGCATACTTGAGTTTGAAACCGCCAGGGATATGAAGGAGCGCACCCTGATATTCTCCTGGAAATGTCCTAGGTGTAGCACTCCTGTGGAACTGAAAATTGGTGATGAATTACTGGGTAGCGGCGAGGATATGGTGCATGCCGTTGACCAAGTGTTCATGCACTTGAACGGCGACAAGTGGAACTGGTGTGACCACTGCCAAAAAGTGAAAGAGAAATTCGACGAGGACTGCGAGGAGGCCAGAACCAAGGGTCCGCAACATCACAATTGCAGGTGCACTACTTCAGATTTTCCACGTGGTTCTGGGAGTATGAAGTTCAAGACATATGACGGTGTTACCGTTAAGGTGGACGGCGTAGAGATTGGGAAATTCAAAGGTGTTTATGTGCCTGAAGATGAGGAGGATTGATGGGCTGCCAGGTATTCGGTGGGCCAGAGAACCAATTAATCCTGTGTAACAGCAGGCCGATTAACTGGACAGAAAAGGCGAGGCGCATGGCGGAACAAATGTACTATTTTGCATGGGGTAATAATTCCAAGAGGAAGATGATGAAGGGCAGGTTCTGCAAGGTTCTGGCCCGTGGAAAAAAGAACAGCATCATGATTGAGTTCGTCGACAACGGGCAGCGCGAGATCGTTTCGCGCAACTCGATCCGGAAGGTGAAGTGATGGAAGATAAGACAGCGTGTAGGTGGGCAATTTACAAAGGTCTTTGGCACATGGAATGCTGCTCGTTTTTAACAACTACGATGTATGGTGAATTGAATTACACTAATGAAGAAATCCCAGAAAACCATACATGCCCAGAGTGCGGAAAAGAAATCATGATTGTTGAAAGACAATTTGGACGCAAGGCTAAAGGGGGGAGTGATGAAAAATAGGCTGATATATAGAATAAGATATTGGGTAAATATAAATGAGGAATATGGAGAATGGCACACAACGGGTTTAATGACTCAGAAATCTGCCAAAGCGATCAAGGATGATCTGCTTAAATCACATGATCTTGTGGAAATATATAAAGACGAACACGAAACCAACTAACCTTTACCAAGGAATTATTAGTATGAAAGCCATTACTTTGTATCCTGAATTTGCATGGGCGGTTTGCCGCCTCGGTAAGAACGTAGAGAACCGACCCAGACGCATGAATATGGAATTAGGAACTGAACTTGCCATTCATGCTGGAATGGCGTTCGGTGGCTCGAGTAAAAAATACATCAAGATTGACGAAGTGTTTTCACCGGTTGCTATTATGGCTCGTCGCTCGGGGTGGATATTCGAAGCGAACATCGCCGAGAACGCCATTCGCGGATATAGTGTCAAGAAGCACAATACCTTCTCGGACAAAGTTCACATGATGCCGCAGGGGGCAGTTGTTGCGGTTGCTATTTTCGCAGGCTTGTTGGAGCCAGGGAGCACATCTTGCGCTGTGGCCGAAAGAGATTGGCCATGGTGGGCGGGAGATCAGTACGGCTACATCCTGGAAAAAGTGAAGGTGCTAAAGGAGCCAGTAGCGGTTCGCGGCAAACAGGGATTATGGGATCTCAAAGACCCCGAATTGTCGAGAGTTCTTTCACAGATCCGATCACAATAGGAGGAGGTTTCTGTGTCTACATTTTACTATATTTTGTGGACACATTATGTTATCTTGATCTGCATGGAAGTAATTATGGGAATAGACCCTGGAGCGACGTCGGGATATGCAGCATTGACGGCCACCGTCAACCCGAAACTCCTCCTTTGCAAGCATGTGGTTTGGCCAAAACCCGGCAGCAAGAAAGACTTGCCGGCGAACACTCCGAGTGCGGTCGTTGAGCGCGAGGTTGAGGCGCTTAGTCGGTTAGGACATACTGTCATTGGCGCGGCCATCGAGGACCAGTACCTGAGCGTGAACCCCGACTCCATGAAGAAGCTTTCTCGCAACGGAGGTCGGTGGGAGGAGGCTTTTCGTCGACTGGGTATCCCTGTTGCCTGGATCAATACCCAGACCTGGCAGTCGGCGGAACTCGGCACGTGCAAGATTGATAGCAAGGAAGTTAAGCGGCGATGCGCGAACAAGGTGCGTGGCCTTTGGAACATCAGGGTAAACCAGAACGCCGCGGATGCCTGTATCATCGGAAGGTACGAGGCAGTTCGAGCGGCATACCGGATAATGAGGAGCGGTAGCAAATGATTCAAGCTTGCCCACATTGCCGAGGCCGAATTGAGTTTAGTGAAACTACCGACGAGAGGCAGCGACAGGCAGGGCTCGTTTATCTCTCCGCCAAATGCTTCCCTTGCGATAGTCGCTTCGACGCGGCAGGCGTTGGGTTCGAGGATGCGAAGGGCGAAGCGGTGAAAATTCTCAAGAAGCGCATAGGAACCCACCCTAACCGCTGGAAGATCAGACCAGGGAGAACCAGGAGACGAAGGAGCTACAGACGATGAAGAAAACCAGAAATAAAATAATCCGGTTTCGCGTCAACGAAGAGGAGCTGGAGAGGATAAAGGAACTCGCGGAACAATATAAAATGACCGTGTCGCAATTCCTCCGGCACAGATCAATCAGGAGACGGTCTCCGATAACAGGGAGGTAATTCTAATGAGTAGACTAATTTTAATTGCAGCTTTTATGGTCGCGTGCTCTGCCGACCCAAGGGGATTTTCATATGAGATGGATTCTGTTACGGACACCAATGTGGATACTGGCTCTGATTCCGATTCTGATACAGATTATGATCCCTCCACTGATTCAGATACAGGCACCGATACCGACACTGACACTGATACCGATTCGGATGGAGATACCGACACTGATTCTGATAGCGACAGCGACACTGATGCTGATACTGACACTGATACCGACACGGAAGTAGATGAGGACGGCGATGGCTGGTCCCCGCCAGAGGATTGCGATGATGACAACCCCGATGCCAATCCGAACGAAGATGAAATCTATGACCCGCCAAACGGGATAGATGAGGATTGCGATGGCCTTACTGATGAGGTGCCGGGCAGCGACACCGATACTGACACGGACACTGATGCCGACACCGATACGGATACAGACACCGACACTGATTCGGATACGGATGCAGATTCCGACATAGATACTGATACAGACGCGGACGCCGACACTGATTCGGACACCGACACCGACACGGATACCGACACCGACACGGACACAGACCCCTGCTCGGGGGCTCCTGAACTTCCTGAGATATGGTGTGATCCACTATCGGGAAATCTTTGGGAACTAAATGGCCCGACTTACCCAGCGGACATCTATCCGTATTCAGTAACCAGGTGCGAGGAGCTCTCGCTTGGCGGATACTCAGGGTGGAGGCTCCCGTACTATTGGGGTGAGATGATCGGCATGATGAATGACTCACCTGGCCCACAGGGATGCTACTGGGACGAGTCAGTGTGGGGTGGCGATTGCGAGGGGAAGGTTTTCTGGACCAAGCAGCCGAATTCGGATGTGGACCAAACGCATGCGCTTAATTTTGAACTCGGTCAAGTGTACGGAGTCAGTACCACTGGGACCAATTGGTATTACTTCCGCTCGGTTTGTATTCTGAGTTGGGAGGATTGGCAGTAAACAGGAACATTGTTCTAACGGAAGAGGCAGGTAGAATGAAGTTTCCAAGACATCCTGGAGAATACGAAACCAACTGGAAGGCTCCTATGGAAGACTGGATGAACGCTGTAGAGGAGCACATCCGCTGGTGCCGCTGGCTTTCTTTGTTTGCGGCAGGTTTCATTGGCGCTTCAATATTGTTCCAGTTAGTGGAATGGTTGAGCCAATGACAGACATACTCGAGATCTGCTACGGCAAGAAGCCTCCGGGGTGGATTAATGGTGTCCCGTGGGGGCCTAACCCCACCTGGGAAAATCCCAAGCGCAAACTGAGGGTAATGGCCGGAGTCGAGGAGAACGGGGGACAGCGCTGGCTTCATGTCTCAATGTCGCATCCGAAGCGCATGCCTACTTACGACGACATGTGTTACCTGAAGAAGTTCTGGTTCGGCGAGGAGGCCCTGGCCGTGGAGATCCACGCGCCAAAGAGCCAACACATAAACCATCACCCTACTTGCCGGCACCTTTGGGCGAACCTCGATGAGCCCGACTTCCTGCCGGACATGAGGAAGACCGATGCCATAACGGGAGCGGTTTCGATATGAGCTTCGCAAGAAAAGGATCAGACTCTGACGTCTATGTGTATGAGCACACCGATGGATTTTTCATTTGTCATTGGTGTTGTCTACATGGGCCCCCGGTCTTGGGGAAACATTACACGACCGAGCATATTCAGGAGATGGTGGTACACCTGAGAGAACACCTGGCTGCAGGCCAACAGGTTCCAACCGATTGCATAACTGAGCTGGAGGCCGAGGCGAGAGGAGCGGTTTCGATATGAGTAAAAGCGAACAATTAGATTTGCTCAACTACGATGGTGCCCCCAGCCAGTGGCCCGACACCAGTCGCAGCGCAGCCGTTCAAGCAATGCCTTTCGCCCACACTCTGGAGCGCAAGGTGTTGGAGTTCATACGCGGCAAAGGTGAGTACGGAGCAACAGACGCCGAGATACAGGTCGAGCTCGGACTGACGCCACAGACGCAAGTCCCGAGGCGGAACACACTATGCCGCAACGGACTGCTCAAGGACAGCGGCAGAAGAAGGCCCAGTCCGCAAACTGGGCGCAGAATCATCATATGGATTTATCGGGATTTCAGGGGAAAGGCAGCCGAATGACGGACGGAAAGGTTATTTACACCTACGGACGCAACATTCCGTGGGGCCACCAGATGATTACCCAGAGGCAGTATGAGTACCTTGAGGCAATCAACTCTTTCCACAGGAAGAACCTGCGAGCTCCCACCCTTCGAGAACTTGCAAAAGAGCTGGGTGACCTCAGCAAGGAAGGCGTGAGGCATATGCTCCAAAAGCTCAAGCAGAGAGGGCTGGTAGTGTGGGAGGCCGACTGTGCGCGTACACTCCGAACAACCGGATTCAAAAGGAAAATAGTATATGGCGGGCGACGGGGTGGTTACATCATGTTTTGGGATTAGACTATGGGAAAAGTAACAATCTACCCAGGGGGAAACGGATACGACATCATCGCGCCGGACGCGTCGGGTGGCTACTGGCAGATCCTGGCGTTCAAGGCCACGGAGTTCGCCAAGTACATCCGGCGGCGGCCACTGAAGATCAAGAGCACCGAGTTCATCCCTGGGAAGGTGTACACCGAGTTCGGCAATGGCCGGAAGACCAGTGCGGGATTCATTGAGTATCGAGGGCAGCCGATAACCTTTGTTGGGACCTACGGAGAGAACGCTCTGTTCGAATCTGAGGGAGGCCCATTTGAGGACATGGAATATCCGGTGTGTTACTGGTCCTGGAAGATACTCGGGGAGCGAGAAGCCTTCTTCGCGACGACCTCCAAACAGTCGGGTCGCGTGATGGAGTTTGATTAGAAAGGAAGTAATATAATGGAAAGGCAAAACTCGGGGGGATGGCGTGTGAATGTAAGGTTCGCCGAAGACAATCCAATTCCGCGCCTAGAACAACTTGTTGCTGGTTCCGAACAGGCGGAAGTTGCGGTGGCATGTGTTAGAATTTGGTATGCGAAAAAATCCGGAAAGAGTGAGGATGAAGTAATTGGAATAATTAAAACCGAGGAAACAATATCTTTGCTCAACGAAGGGCGGATGATTTTGGATATTGAAGAAACCCATAAAGACCCACCCCAAGTGAATGCATAGCAGAAAGGTTGAGCTGATGGAGAAATACAAAATAGAACACCAACAGCAACCGGATGACATGTCATGCGTTATGACTTCCGCAGCTATGCTGGTGGGGCTCTCGGTGGAGGATGAAGAAATTCAGAAATTTAACCGCGATTATCTGCACCAAATGGCGACGGTTTCCTCCTTTGCTATGTCCCGCGCTGGCGCTATCTATGTGCGCTCTCCGCTGGCAGAGGAGCGGACATTTATTGCGGGGAACGTATATGTTTTGCATGTACCCTCACTGAACAACATCGGTGGTGGGCATTCAATCGTGGTTGATGCTCGCGATGTTCTTGAGTTGTTTGATCCGCAAAAGGGCACGGGAAAAAAATACTACGGCGAAGGAGGGGAGAAGCTCCAGGCATACAAGATGGTCACGGAGATCCGTAACTATGACGTGTTCAGGTATGTTCAAGAGTCCAAGGGAGCGGATTAACAGAAAGGTTGAGCCATGAGTGACATTAAATACAAAAACTGTCTACGTTGTAATATTGTGTTTAAGAGTAATACCGAATCATCGGCGGTCTCACAATACTGTGTGCTCTGTTTGGAATACAAAGCTCTCCAATCCGAACTCGCCAAGGCCAGGGAAGAAAACGAGCGGTTGAGAAAACGGGTGGGGGAGCTTCCAACCTCAGTGATGATCCGTAACGTCGAGGTGATAATCAAAGACCACGAGGACGGCATCGGTGGGATTGTGAAAAATGACTAACGAAATAAAGCCAAAATGCAACCACGATTTTTCAGACTATGCCTACTGTGAGAAATGTGGCGAGTTAGAGTCCAATCATCTGATTGATACACTAATTGCAGAAAACGCCCGTCTCAAGAAACGAATTAGGGAACTTGAGTTGTCTGATAAGTGTTTAGGTGAGTTGGCCCAGACCGACATCTAAGGCGTTGCTCTTTTAAAATAGAAAGGTTGAGCTACCATGAGGCACAAATGGAATTGCAATCAATGTGGCACTCCTGAAGGGTGCACAATTATTGGTGATGAGGCCAGCTTTAGTCTAATCCCCAGTCCGGTCTGTCCTTTTTCCATGGGCGTTCCTTTATGGCAAGACGCTGGAGAAGACCAACCTCCCGGCAATATGTATTCTAATTTTCACAAAACAGAGAAGGATGTACATTGAAGCCCGCGGATAAAAAAAGACAGTGCCACAAGTGTTCTAATTGCGAACAGAGTGGTGAACGACTCGTTGGTTGGTACCGGCGGCGTGTTTACCGGTGTTTTGTGAGATCGGAGATTGGTCGCGAGATACCCCAAAAATACCTACAGAATGGTGCACCACTCTGGTGTCCATACAAAATCTAAGAGGGAAGGTAAACCATAATGAAACTAGAAGATTGTTTCAAGGGAGATCGGGTCAGGTACATCCCCCACCACGCCAAAGGCGATGTGAATCACAAGGACTGCCAGACCGGAGTGGTTTCGTCGAAGAATGACACGTGGGTATTTGTGAAGTACGACAATCTTGATTGCCGGATGATTACAGGTGACGAGCCTTACACGGCGCAGGCAACAGATCCTAAAGACCTGGTTAGGTGGCAATGAGCCAGCTCTCACTAGATCTCACGGCGAAGCCCAAGAAGGTTGTCACACCTATCCGGGTTCCGAAGAAGCCAACACGGGTTGACTCGGCAGCGCACTTGCACCAGCTACTCGAGCAGAAGGAACCCATGATTTATCTGTACGGGCAGAACCCACACCTTTGCTTCATCCGGACGCATTCTTCTGACGACACGGGAACCATGTTTCCAATCATGAGAAAGGAGGCAGAGCACACACTGAGAGACCAATACAGATTTCATTGCAGCCACATATCGCACGATGGCCAGAGGGCGCGTGTATATTTAAGGAAGAGGTGAGACAGATGGTATTACAGACGTTTAAGGAATTTACGAATGCGCTACACGACGCTGGGTGGGAGTCCACTTACGACGCGCAGCACGACAATGTTCGTGAGTTATGGAAGAAGATGACCGAAGGAGATGCGTCCAAGCATTTGAAAGACGGAATGAAGCGTAGGTATTTTTACAATCCGGAGGAGTGCGACGACGTAATATTGGACGATTTCATACCAGCCCCGCATGGAAAATCAGGTCTCTGCCAGATTGTCTTCAAGGGTTGGTACTACATTGTTTCCAAGGAGGTCGCCAGGATGCTGTTCCTAGGGACCAATAAGGCCCACCCGGAAGATGAACGCTGAACCCAACCCAGAGAAAGAAGTCATGCCGGATTATGAGCAGTGCCAAAAACTGTGGGTGGCGGTGGTGCACCGTGCGTTCTCCGACCTGAAGAGAGCAGCGGCCACAGCCAACAACCCAAGGGGGAAGCATCGCCGCGAAGCGCGGAAGGGCGCAATCGGCATGGTGAATGGATGCCTTCGCTTCTTCTACGATGACAGCCACCGAGTCAAGGGCAACATCCCCACGCTAGAAATAATGGATCATGCCGGAGGGTCGAACACCATCAGGAAGGGTGTCCTATCTTGTTTCAAAAACTCAAAAGGCGAGTGCCAGCAACTGATTGTGGCCGCAATTGAAGACGGCTCCCTAAACATTTCCGACAGAAGACTTTCCCCCCTCTCATAATAATCCTTGACACACCACCAAACCCCTGCGTATATACAAGGGGTGTATATACGGAAGAAGATCAAGGATGCGCAGTACAATGTTCGCATCGCCTCAGAGGATTTGGAGCTGATCAGGGAGGCAGCCAAGGTGCTCGACACCACCGTGTCAGAACTGATGATTCAGGCCACCCTTGACAAGATCAGACGAGGGAACTTCAGAGGCACACTCCGTAGACTGAGGGATGAAGGGGTAGTATGACCAGTCCAAAAAAGAAAGTGGTTAGGAAGCGCAAGGTGGTTGGTAAGGACAAACCGACCAAACCAGGGAAGCTACAAAAGGGTAGGAAACCAACGGCGAAGGCAGTCCCGAAGAAGCCAAAGAAAAAAAGGCAGGGGCCGCGTATCACTGCTGAAACATACAACAAATTGCAGGATGCGTACTTTGGGAGGCAGACGGTCAACCACGCGGCGACGGTGGCGAAGGTTTCCAATAAGACCGCGAAGTACTACATCGAGGGCCCCGGCAAACCGGAGGTGGGACTCGTTCCAATCAAGCAGCTATGGCTGGACGCCCAGGTGGAGGCACAGGAGCGGAAGCAGCTCACCCTTGTCCGCTTCCAGGAGGCCCAGGTGAAGGAGCTGGAGGAGATTGTGGGCACCACCCTGGGAGAGCTCAAGCTCGTCAGAGCCGAGGTTGTTCGTAGGCTTAACAACTTCAAGGCGAGTGCCGGCAAGGAGATTGAGACGGGTGCGACGATGTCCTCAGCGCTCAAATCGTATGAGCGTGCGTGCAAGCTGATGGAGCGCATGCTGGGCAGGCCGGACATGACACTGAAGGCCGAAGGCGAGGACAAGTACAAGAACTGGTCCGACGATGAAATCATTGACTTTATGGCTACCGGGAAGGTCCCGGACCACGCCAGATAATGGAGGATAAGGATGAAGGTTGATATGAAAATTGAGATGGGTTCCGAGGTGAAAGATGTCTTGACCGGATACAGGGGTATTTGCTCGGCTTATACTTTTCACCTCACCGGATGCGACGTGATAGCAATCAAGAGCAGGGAGCTCGACAAGGATGGAAAGGTCCGAGATCCCTTCTGGGTCGACGTGACCCGTGTTGAGGTGCTCGCTCCTCCTGCCCCTGAGATTGCGAAGGTGATTGAGCGCGGCAGCAAAGAGAGCGAAGGGGATAAGCCTGGAGGGCCCCAGGATTGTTCGCAGCGGTCAAGTGACATCTAAAAGGTTTTCAACTGCGAGGCGGCATGAAGAATAAAATAACAGTAACCCACGAAGGCTGGATGTCCTTCTGCCCGATATGGATGAATGAGGATACCATGGATGTCTGGCCCAAATATAAGTTAGCGCTGGTGTTGGAATTCGTGGTTTATCTTCAGATCGCCTTCGGGTGGATATATTCGTTATTCGGAGGCACGGCGGTATTTGCCATGAAAGTTCGGAAGCTCCCACCGTGGAAGCAGTTTGAAATGGAAATAGGGCCACGGGAAGCGAAACAGTGAGGCACGAGCCCAGAAAGGAATACAAGATGGAAGATACAATGATGCCGGAATACAGAACAAGGGCAGGAAAGAGGGAAGCGGTTTACGCTCTCAAGATCAAAAAAATCATGGCCGCCAGACCAGCCGGTGCCCCATACGGTCGACGCATGATCGAGGTCGAAGACATAGGCTTCGCTCCGGTGGAAGTTTCTGCTGAGTTCATGAAGATGAACCCGGAACCCGGTGGGTACTATGTTGTATGTCAGGGTGGGGCCAAGGCGTACATGACGGCCAAGGATTTCGAGAAGAGGTACAAGGCCATCAAATAGGAGATAGGATGAGCTACGGTGCAACCATAGATAACGCACTCGGCATCAAGGCGATAAGGCCCAAGTGTGGTCCCGGGACCTACACGGCGAATGCGACCAAGCTTCCCGGGAACCCCCCTTCCGGCAGGGGGAGGACCGAGATTGAGGCGAAGTACGATCTGCTCGCCAAGCTGTTGTGGGATGCGGCTATGTCAAACCCTGGCAGGGGCTTCGGCGATAGCATCATGTGGTTGCTAAGAGAAGCCACGGAAAAGGATTTCCCATCATCATGAGATATGGGTACCGGTACAAGGAGATCCTGGCGGCGGCAGTAGAAATAGCCAGGGAAATCGGGTGGAAAAGGGTGACCATGAGGCGAGTGGCGGAGTGTGCCGGGGTTTCCAGGACGGCACTCAGGTACCACTTTGGTACGGCGAAGGATATGAAAATTGCTGTGCTGGTGGCGATCTCAAAACAGATGAGGGGATGCGTAAATCCCTTTATGCCAATCTGGAGAGATTGGTCCAAGGAGTAGGAAGGTAAGCCAATGAATGATCCGAATATGAACGATGGCGCATGGAATGCATCCGACAAAATAACAACTGTCCTCAGGGAATTATGCGGGGACGACCTGGCGGCCAAGCTGCTGACGCGGACGCCAGAATTCATACAGCACATGAGGAATCAGGAGGATGACTACTCATTCCTTCGAGAGGTATGCGGAGTGCCGGATGGTGCCAGACTCTACATGAGGGATGACGGAGAGATAGCCTACAGTTCCTTTGACGAACGCGGGGCAATGGATGGGACGGTGCCTTCAACCTCAGTAGTGGATTACCTGTGCCACCGCGTTACCACGTTGCAGAATGAGCTGAAGCAAGTCAGAGAGCACCACTACGAGGCCATGAGGATCATCGAGGGGAAGCGAGAGAAATTGCAGACACTGAAGAACCGGGTAGCGAAGTTCGCAGACGAAACGCCTCATGTCGAGGTGAAGGACACGTTGGCGGCGATACTGGCCCAGGTATGAGGAAGAGGAAACATTGCGGGGTAGAGCAGATGGTAGCTTGCTTGGCTCATAACCAAGAGGTCGGCCGTTCGAATCGGCCCCCCGCAACAAAGGCCGGTTCAATCTCGGCTCGTTCACCGAGGGCAGGTAGCGAAGGGAGCTGGGTTGGATTCCCAGTGATATTGTCCGGTCGCATAGAGCGGCTGGTAACTCTGTTGAGACAAATGGTGCGGGCTGCTCCGCTCGTGAGGGACACGGCGGAATCCGAGGTTCTTGGAGCATTGGGACATTGGTCTAATTGGTAGGGCACTGGCCTGTCGAGCCAGATGGTGACGGTTCGAGTCCGTTATGTCCCGCGAACTAGGAGGAAGAGATGTTAACAGAAGAGGCAATGAAACTGAAACGAGGTGACCGTGTTTACACAGTTGAACCCTGGCTGACCCAGGTTGAACCCTGTTACTGGGAGTCCGATTACGGTGAAGCTGTTCGGTTGAAGGTGGTTGGTGCGATGGTAATTGACTGTAGGATAGTCAATAGGGAATCTGACGCTGTTGTCACGGTTATTTATAATCATTCTGATTCTATCACAAAGCAGTCATCGAGTAGGTTCTTTGCAACAGAGGAGGACGCGGCCAGTGCGGCGATTGAAAATATAGAAAAGATAAAGAGCGATCTGACTAGTCTGCAGAGGTGTCTGAATGTGCACCTGCCGATGATACAGAATAATGGGTAAGAGATGGCCTTTGTAGCTCAACAGGCAGAGCACCTGACTTGTAATCAGGATGTTGGGGGTCGATTCCCTTCGGAGGCTCAAGGAAAGGAGGTGATCTTCATGCGTGGTTTTTAATTATGATAACGGTACTGGCCGTGTTTGTTGGTTGTGTCACCCAGGTGGTGCGCAATGACATTCAGCTCGAAATCAGCGTGGGTAATTTAGGAGTTTTGGTTAAATCTCCCACCCCAGAAGCGCTGACGGGCTCACGGCTGGGGACCAATGCTCCGGACTTTAAATCCGACACAGCATTACCAGGAGTAACATCCGGCCTTCGAATGTGGATGTTGACAGCCGGGAAAGACCGGCAGCCGGACGGGTAGCTCAGCCTGGTAGAGCATCGCACTGATAATGCGAAGGTCGCACGTTCAAATCGTGCCCCGTCCACCGGAAGGGGAACAACCGCTGGCATTGCCAGCAGGAGGAATAGGCGGATGGAGAACGCAGAAAAGTTGAAAACGTTTGTGGAAGAATCAAACCTTTTTACTGATGAGCCGATTCACGACTTTGTTGACGAAGGGTATTTCGGGTACCTGAAGCGAGAACACATTAACGAGATCCGCGAATCCGGACCGGGGGAAGAGCCCTTCGCCGGGATGGGTGTTTGTGACAAGCTATATGAGCCCAAGGAGTTCATCGCCGAGATAGGAATTTCTGACCAGATTGCTTTCAGTGATCCAAAGAGTGTCGGGCAATCTGTCCTGCCCACCCTTCTGAAACGTGTTGCAGTAGAGCTGAATGCCGAGGCCGATGAGGTCCCAGGGCCAGAAGGCGGGAGGCCTTGCATACAAAGTGCCATTCCAATCAAGATCTATTACCGTGCACCGGTGGGTGAATTGGGCGAAACCAATCCGGTCCTGACAATAAAGCTGAGACTGAGGGCAACGCGGGTTGGTCCGTAAGCAATGAGGGCGACCCTCAATAACATCTGAACGATAAGGAGTACAAGGTGAACGCAAACAACGAAAAGCCGGAGGAGGGAGCTCCTCGCGCTGTCATAAGTGAAATCAAAGTCTACTGTGCTTTTGATGAAGAGATTGAGGCCGAGGCCTTGATCCCTAACCCGAGAAACCCTAATGACCATCCTGCTTCCCAGGTGGAGCTGTTAGGTAAGATCATCAAAACAAACGGGTGGCGGGCACCAATCACGGTATCCAGGCGTAGTGGATTCATCGTGCGCGGTCACGGCAGGTACATGGCGGCAGTAGCCCTGGGAGTCAATGTGCCAGTAGATTATCAGCACTACGCCAGTGAAGCAGAGGAGTGGGCGGACCTGGTCGCTGACAACCGGATTGCAGAGCTGAGTGAACTGTCCATGCCCAAGGTGCGCGAGATCCTACAGGAGATTGACACCGGAGAGATAGATCTCGAATTGACAGGCTTTGCCGGCGACGATCTTGAAAAGCTGATGGCTTGGGCTCCTGACGATAGCCATCTCCCGGACAACCTTCCAGACCCACCGGAGACGGGACCGGACGACACGATGGGGAAGCTCATCCTGGTGTACGAGACTCCGGAGGAACGGGCCCAGTGGCTCGAACTGATAGGGCTCGGGGCCACAAGCAACCAAGTGGTGTTCTCCCTGGCGGATCTGGAGGAAGAAGGGGAAACCGAAGAAGAGTAGGAGTAACGATGGCTTACGTCACGCACCCCATCACGAAAGAAGACCACGAGTGGGTTGGGGATTTGCTCGAGCTAAACAAAAAAATCCTTGGCGGCAAACTTCCCTTGGTTCGCTGGGCTCGTTGCCATGCGAAGAATGATCATTGGGTTGCCATCGGCGAGAGCGCGTTCGCCCACTTCAGGGCAAAGCGGAATGGAATCGTAACGCTGTACGAAATAGCCGTGGCCGAAGACTCCAAACGCAAGGGGATGGGACGAGCTCTAATCGGCTACATGCGCGGACCAGGGCCTGCCCTTCGGCCAATTGAACTGAAGACTGACGCGGAGAATGAGGAGTCCAACGCCTTTTATCTGGGGCTCGGGATGAAGAGGGTTGGACAGAAGAAAACCAAAAAGGGGAAGGTCGTCAACCTTTACATGGGGTAACTATGTGCGGAGTTATAGGATATGCGACAGAGAAGGTTTTGCATGGTGGGATAGAGATGCTGTGCAACTTGTTCGAGCAGAGCCGAATCCGTGGTCTCCATTCTTGCGGGTACAGCTTCTTAGATGGTAAGGTTATCAACACGCGGAAGTTCTTTGACACAGATGAGCTAAAGCATTCACTGATGCCTTTTGCCAAAAGCCACCTGGGCAAACCTCTGAAAATTATTGGGCACACGCGGTATTCCACCAGCGGCGACTGGGAGGATCACAGAAACAACCAACCTCTTCATGTCGTTGGACCCGACAAACACGAGATCTCCCTCGTGTTCAATGGTTGCATACACATGGGCCTCCGTACTGAGTACGAACAGGCTTATGGAAAGAAGTACACCACAGACAATGACGGGGAGATCTTCTGTCGCAAAGTACTTGATGGAGAAGATTGGCATGGCTTTGTAGACGATGGCTCCTTCAGTTTCGCTGGCGCGTTCCTGCACAAGGGACAAATGCATGCAATTAGAAACCGTAATCGCCCATTGTGGTTTGGTTACTCTCTGCGTGCCATATTCATAGCCTCAACAGAAGACATCTTCCGGAGAGCTGAATTCGACGGAGAAGTGGAGGAGGTTGAGCCGTGCATGTCACACCGTATCAGTTAGACGGCAAACAGTTTTCTCCCGAGACCGTAGCTCGGGCATGTTCCATGACCGCGGGCATTCAGAACCCTGTCGACTACCAAACCTACCACGAGATCTCTCGCCAGGTGGGGGACTGCGACCCCGCGAACGACATGCTTCGCTACGTTTGCAATCGGTTCGAGCTGAACACCGAGCAACGATATTGGCTCGCCTACCTCTTCGCTACTTGCTACTGCGGGCCCACAGTGTACTACATCTACAACGAGTTTCCCGATTTTGAGAACGTCGACTTCGGCAGACTTGAGCGTTGGTGGGCTACGAACCGTGAAGCTCTTTATTTTCAGACAGATAGACGCTGGGTTCGTAGCAGAAACCAGTGGTGTGATATGCTACGATCCTATACCGTTCACATGGGGAAACACGGCGAGCCTGGGTCTTACCAGGAATCAACGTTTGACCGGTACCGCACCAAGAATCCCCACATTGCTTACGATGGTCTGTACGAGGAAATGGGGGAGCTCTATCAGATGGGTAGGTACGGACTATTCCTGTACCTTGAAGCGGTGAACGTGACGACCGGATTCCCGATGGTGCCGAGAACGATGGACATGAAGGAAGGATCTTCGGAGTCGAGCCGGAACGGTTTGGCTTACGCCATAGGCTACCCCGAGCTGAGTGTTCACGGCAAAAAGAAGAAGCTGCCGGCAAAGTGGGTTAGGTACCTCCAGAGCGAGTTCGACAGGCTTGTAAAGGAGTATAAGGCGAGGGACTCGAGTGAGTCAGTGTGGAGCCTGGAAACTACCCTCTGCGCGTACAAGAAGTACAGGATTGGAAAGCGGTATGTTGGTTACTACCTGGATCGGCAGGCCAACGAGATACGGAAGCTAGAACAGAAGGTGCAAACTGGAGTTGATTGGTCCGTTCTTTGGGATTATCGACGAGAAACATACGAGCCGAGGTGGCTATCGGAGGAGCAATGAAGAAGGAACTCATCTATCTAATCGGACAACCAGGCAGCGGCAAGTCCACGGTGGCAGCAGA